GCGTATCCCAGCGATACTTGGTCTTCTGGGTGTTGATGTCGAATTGCTTCTGCATCACCAGTTCAACGCCCTGATCGGTGGTGGCGCGCATGATGTCTGCGCCAGCATCGGTAGGAATTGCCAGCGAAGCAGGCAGCAGCTCGATTGCATCGCGATGCCAGAAGCAGTTCACAGCAGCCGCAACGGTGTTCAGGAAGGTGATTGCCGCGCCGTTTGCTGGCGTTGCGGTCACGTTCTTGTATTGCGCCTCAGCGTCGGTAGAACCGCCGTTGGACACGATTGCAGGGCTGATAGTCACAACACCCGAACCACCCGCGCCGGAAACGATAGCGATGATGCGGAAGGTCTTCAGCTGGCCAGTGTCCTGCTTGGTGATGTGGTGCACCGCGTTGACACCAGCGATGGTGAACGCATCGCCAACTTTCACAGTACCGCCGCCAACCGCGATGGTCAGGTTCTGGTAACGGTTGTCCACGTTCGACGTTTCGCCAGTGCCTGCGGTCGAAGTCGCCGCCGGGGTGTAATACTGGTTTGCGCCGTTGACCGTCACGGTGGTGCCAGCAGCCGCAGTGAGGCGGTTTGCATAGTCCATCTTGAAGGTCTGGAAGCCAGCCACTTCACCAATATACGAACGACGATAGGCTTCGGTCGGCATGGTGTTCAGGGTCTGGCGAGCGGCCAAGTCAGCAGCCATGCCGTTGTAATCGCGGCTCGACAAAGCGAACTGACGATCCGACATGATGATGCCTTGCTCGTTCATCAGAGCATCAGCCTCTGCGACGTCGGTGTAACCCGAAGCAGCGGTGCTGCGCTTGGAAACGATCGTGCCTTGGTTGGAAGCAACGGCCAGAACGGCAACGTTGATATCCGACGCCAGCTTCTGAGCCGCAGCCTGACCCAAACGGTTCTCTTGCAGCATGTCACGCAGTTCTTTTGCGGTCAGCAGAGCGGTCGAGTGCTTCTGATAGCCGATGGTCGCGGGCACAGCCAACTGGGTCGCATTGCCGAAGTTCGACGTTGCGTCCGAGCCGTCATAGGACTGCGCGATGTAGGGCATCGGGCGCCAGATGGTGTCCGAAGAACGCTCCATCTGCGTGCCGTTGGTGTTGTATTTGGTGACAAGCGACGACAGAACCAGCGCGTCGTTGAAACCGGAGAGGATGTCTTCGAACGCTACGCGCTCTTCTTTAGAAAACGAGTTAGCCATTTGGCATTTCCTTCATGTGTTTATGCCTTCTGCTTCTGCTTCTTGTACTGGAAAACCTTGGAATAGTCTCCCGTCCGTTCAGCGTCCGCTCTCAGGCGTTCTAGGGTGCTGTCAACCGCCCCGGAGATGCGGCCTGTGCCGGACACCTTCGGTTCGGGTTTCGAGGTCGCTTTGCGCTTCGTGACTTTCAATTGCGTCTCCAATTTGGCCATCGCCCAAGCGAACTTCACCGGGTCTCTAATTGAGGCGAGCTCCTTCGCGCGTGCGGGGTTCTTACCGAGAGCATAAACAAGCAGCGCGGGGTTTTCAGCCCCCTGCAAGATCATGCCTTGTTGCGTGATGCTCAAAACGTCCTGAACGACGTCTTCAGCCTCATCGTAATCACGAACTTTCAGCGTTGCCTTCGCAGACTGATAGCCTTCCAGCTTCTGCTTCCACTCCTTCTCCCCGGCTTGCACCTCGGATTGTCGCGCCGCTTCGGCTTCGTCGTGACTGCGTTTCCGATCATACCACGCAGTAAGTTCCCGTTCATATCGATCGGTGTCGTAATCGGCCTTTTCAAGCGTTGGCTTTTCTCCGAGCTGCGTTGCTTTCGCAGATCCCGTCGTTTGTGCCAGCTGGTCTTGAAGCTCCTTATTCCGACGCTTTTCCTCACGATACTGCTTGCGAAGATCGCGCACCCATTCAGGCGCACGCTCGTTCTCATCTTCTTCGGAGGGCGGCGCTTCCTCTCCAATGGTCACGGCGACAAAACCTTCGTCCTCGTCCGCCTCATCGGCTTCGGCCTCGGTGTCGCTGCCCTCTGAGGTTTCATCCTCAAGTTCAGCTTCCGGCTCCTCTACCTCAAATGCTTCCGCGATGGTTTCTTCGTCGATTTCCTCTGCCAATTTCGTCATTAGACCCTCGTGATATTCTCACCCAAATTAGAAGCGGCTGGGCGGTTGCCGCATCACTTGCGCGCCCTGCACAATCTCTTGCAGGTCCTTCGCGGTTTTAATCGCGCTCTCGCGTTGATTGCTTTCGACCGAGGCCAATGTCTCGACCGTCTTGGCGCGCGTCTCTTCGGCGCGGGCCATGGTGTATTCTGTGTCAGCCTGAGCCTTAACGGCCTTTGCCTGCGCCTCCGCAGCAGCGGCCTGCAGATAGAGCGCGTTCGGGTCCGGCTGCTGGTTTTGCATGGCCTGCATCATTTCTGCGGCCTCTTTTTCGGTGGGTTCAATCACACCCATCTGCACCAGTTTCTTGCGGAAGAACTCGCGCACCTCGCCGATGCCTTCGCCCTCCATGTTCATCATCGCCATTGCTGTCAGAACGGTGCGTGTTTCCGGGTCTTGGCTGATCTGGATCATGCCAACAAGGGAGCGAACAGTTGCCTGGCGCTTCGAGGACGAGGACGGGCCAACGTCAACTGCCACATCAAACTTTGCACCAGACAAATCGTTTTCATATTCGATCGCACCAGTTTGCTCATTCAGCATCGGGCGGCCTAGTTCGACCGTCGACAATTGGCCTTGTGTGCCGACGGACTTCATCTTGCGGCCAGGCTCGACCAAAATGTCGCGAGCCATCGAGAGCCAGATTTCTCCGCTGCGCTTCACCGCCTTGGCCATATTCGACATGTAGATGAACGACTGCATGTCCAGCCGAGACTGGATCAGTTCCACAGCCTTGCCGCTGATGTTTGAAACCATTTCCTCGCCAGCCTCTTGGCGGCCAAGGATGTCCTGCATGTCCTGCTCGGTGATCTGCAGCAGCGCAGCCATTGCCGCCGGGATTTGCGGCGGCTTGGTGTAACCGATCGGCCCAGACGCCATCTCGTTGCCGTTGGCGTCCTGCACCGGGTTAACCAACAGGTATGGATAGTTCTTGAGGTTGTCCTCAGCCCACATCATCTCGTGGCCCGCGACCTGCTCGGGCAGGAAGATCGGCTTCTCAATGGGCGTCAGCGCGCTGATCTCGCCCAGCTTCGAAAGCTGCATGTTCTTCAGGCGCTGGGCGTCCTTTGCCAGGCGCACATGCCCCATGCACCGCTCGATGTTGTCCACGAACCAGCGCTTACCATAGACCGGCACAATGGGGATTTGATCACCCGCGATATATCCATAATCCTCGAGGATGCCGCCGCCGCTCATAAGGTATTTGCGAACCTTACGGCGCTTTACGCGCTTCTGGCGAACCTCAACCGTTCCAACAGCCGCAAGCGTTTCTTCAAGCGTATCGTCGTTTTCAAAATCGGCCTCGCTGTAGCGTTCTTCTTCGCCGTCGATGGTTTGGAAGATGCGGATTGTCTCGTTCCGCTCCTCGACCTTGTAGACCTCGGCGACATAGACCATGTCCGGCGTCGACCAGTCAAAGAACTGCTCGCTGATTTCCTTCGGCCATGACGCTGGATCGTCGTTCCATTGGTCGATGTAACTTTCCCGCGTCATCGCGGTGAGGACATAGCAAGAACGCGCGTCGCTCTTGTCCTGGCGCTTGGCGTTCAGGTCAAAGAACACCGAACTGTCAGCATCGTAAATCGGCTCGATGCGAACGCGCTGGCGGTCGTCCTCGTCGTCGTATTCATCCTCGTATTCGTTCCGCAGGCGCCATGCACCGAAACCGCCGCCAACAGCCTCCTCAAAGGCATTGTCATAGGCTTCATCGGCCACGCTGTCCTGCTCGTCGGCGCGGTATAGCCCGTCGCAAGTGTCGGCAAGCTGGTCGTCCTCGTTGCCTTCCTTGCTGACAAAATCGACGGTGATGCGGTTATTGCGATATTCATTGATGATCCGCATGACCGACAGGTGAACCTTGTTCACCTCAAAGCGCGGCTTGTTCTCAAACTGCTGCTGAAGCGCGCCTTCCCATTGCGCGCCAGCAATGGAATAAAATCGGCGGTCTGAAAGGCACTGCATGCGCTCGTCGCGCATTGCGGATTGGATGCCGTCAAACTCTGACAGCGCCTCATAATGCACGTTTGCCAGTCTCTGGTCTTTGGTCAATCGCGCCACTTGTCTGCCCCGCAAAGGAATTTGCCAGAATTATAGGTTGGATTGATCCAAAAAGCAATCACCGCGCCATCGGCATGACGCTCGCCACCGGGCGGGCAACTTTTGGCTTGCTGTTGTTCGCTCGGCGCGCGCCCTCGCAGGCATAGCGCAGGGCGTCGATGACGTGGTTGTGCTTGTCCTCGAGGACCGGCAGCACCTTCCCGGTGTCAGGGTCGGTCTTGTAGCTGTAGAGCGTCAGTTCGTCGATCGTGTGCTTGCAGCGCGGGTGGACGATGATGTCGAACGACTTGAGCCACTCGATCCCCTCCTCAACCGACTTCGGGCCTTTGACTGCAGGCATGATCTTCGGGAAGCCGTTCTTGCGCATGTGGCTGATCGTCTCCGGGCGGGCGCTGTCGGCCACCATTGGCCAGCGTTCAGCCTCGGGGATCGTCATGAACAGCGAAGGCGTGTCCACGATCTCGCAGCCGATCTGATAGGCCTCCCAGTCGATGAACAGCTTGCGGCCTATGATGTGGCAGCGGGTGCCCACAGTTGGGTCGGATGCGAAGCCCCAGTCAGCGCCGAGCCGGTGGATCGCATCGCCAGGCGCGTCGAAGTCCTCGATCGTCCAGTTCTTGAACACGCGGGTTTCGCTGTTGCGGACGTATTCGCCCTTCCAGACATGCAGGTATTTGTCAGGATCGCGGCGCTTGTCGTATTCCATCTCCTCCTTCAACACCTCGGGAAACCAAGGGTTGTCGGCATAGTTGACCTCAACAACCACGCTGTCGGGCGGCGCGTTCTCGCCATGCAGCAGAACCTCGATCGGGTCGGTGTCAAAGCGCGGGTTCCACGAGAACACAAGCTGCGATCCGGGCTTGCGGATCGTCGGGCGCAGCAGGTCCAGCGAAAACTGGCTGATCGACTGCGCTTCCTCCACCCAGGCGATGTCGAAGCCTTCAAGCGACTTGATGCTGTCTGCCGTGTGGTTCTGCATGCCTTGGAAGATGATCACGCCGCCGTGAGGGCACTTGATCTCGGCTGTCTGGATGTCGAACAGGTGGCCGACGCCCAGTTCCTCGATCTTGTTCTCGATCAGCTTCTTGACCGACTGCTTGAGCGACTTCTGCACCTCGCGGACGCAGACCACGTCGGTGCGGCGCATCACGCAGCGCTCCACGATCCACTCGGCGAAGAACCACGACTTGCCCGAGCCCCGCCCGCCATATGCGCCGACATAGCGGGCGTTCTCGCGGTCAAGGATCGGCTTTGCCCAACGTGGCGTCTGGATGTCCAGTTTCATTGCTCGACGTTACGCAGTTGCATCAATTGCTGGATTTGGTCTTCTGGGATGCCTTGGTTTTGGAGTTGTTGAGGCGTAAGTCCCAATATACCTTCTGCACCTCTTCTTGCCCTGCCGGAGAGACGAAATTCGTCACTAGGTCCAGCCTGCCCTGCAACTCCGCGTCCGTCACTGGGCGGTTGAGGTTGAACAGCTTCGTCAGAGATGCGTCCAGAAGATCCTCTTGCCTGGGCGACAATTCCTCTAGTTTCGGCCCGATGGCTCGGCGCACCTGCTCCGCGAATTCCTGCAACCGTTGCTCTTCTGTCTGCATCTGATCCATTCCATCTCATTACGATTACGGGCGGCATGCCCTGACTCTCATCCCAACCATCAGAGCGCCATGCTTGAAGTAAATCCTCATAAGCAAGTTCACCGTGATCGGCCACATACATATCTTTGTCGAACGGAACGCGCCCGACTTCTTCAAACCCGAATTCACCATAATACTGAGGCAAGAAACCATCTGGAAAACTCTCAGACGGCACAGCAAAGGCATCGAGTATATTTGCGCCTTCATCAAGCGCCTTTGCAATGACACTAGGAGCCGCAGTTCCTCTTGAGCCTGGCGCGTTGCTCACAACACCGACCAAAGCCTTGTCACCAGGCATCATATCAACACCGGCCCAAGAATAGTCTGGCTTTGCGTCCAACGCAAAGAAAACATCGTCATCTCCCAACTGATATGCAACGAGGTCTCCAGATCGCGCACCGGCCTTGACTTCCTGCGGCGTATAATTTGTCAGAGCCGGGCGATATTTGTTGTTCTGGATGGCGTCAACAAACGCCTGCGGAGATGCACCACCAGCTTTGACTGACGTGGTTGTAGGCTTCCAATTGTCGGTGAGAGAGTTAACCAGAAGGCGTGTGTCAATGGCCGTGAGGTTTGTGTTTCTAGCCGCCTCTGTGGTCATGATGCGCTCAAGGTTGCGGACATGCTCACCCGTCACCTCCTCAATTGGCAAAGACATATCGAACGCTCGGCGGCCACCTGTGTTAAAGCCCTCGCCAAAGGCGTTGATATTCTTTTCGCCCCAGAATGTTGGGAACATCTCAAACGTCGAGATGTTCTGATCCAAAGCGCCGAAAACACGGCCACGAATGCCGTACCGATAGCTTGGGTGGACAGGCAAACCCTCTGCGGCAAGGTCTACCGGCGGCAGGCTGAAATCCGGTTCAATGAACAGAAGCGTGTCGCGCGGGTTAGCGCCTGCATATTTTGGATCTACCGTCGCCTCCAAAACACGGTTCACGTTTGGTGCGCCAGCTTCCTGCATTTCCTTCGCGCCAATGACAGAGGCAATACGGCTGCGCTCCTGGAAGGTCGCGTTGTTTATAAATTCTTGAGCATTCGGGCTTTTGAAGCCCGGGAAACGAGCCAGTCCAACCAAAGATTGGTCACCACCGGCCCCAGCCTGTCGGATTGCATCATCAAGCGCGCTGATAACGTTGTCGCCAATACGCCCATCTCTGACATATGCGTCGGTCGTCTTGATCAGCGAATTGATAAAGCTGATGTTTGATCTGTGGCTTGTCGGGTTCATAGCGGTAACCGCAATCAGATCTGCGCCTTTGCCAGCTTTCTTGGTGCCAATCCCTTTGCCTTGAACAGCCCAAATTAAACCGTTCTGTTGGCTAGACGGCAGCAACGGAAAGCCAGGCCCGCCCATCATGACTTCAGGAACATCAATCAAGGAGCTGTCTATGCCCTTGTAGAACCCACCAGCGCGCGTCAAGTCTGCAACCGTTGGGATGATACGAGCGCCTTCAAGGTCACTTGGCGTAATTCGAGGGGCGCTGACAGGCTGTTGGTCAATAGGCTGATTGACTGTAGGCTCTTCCCGCATTGCCCGATCAACGTCATCAAACGTCACCGGGGGCCGTCCAGAGCCGCCACCAGTCTCAGGAGCGCGCAAGGGCGATCTCGTGCCCATTGGAGGGCCAAAGACGCTGTAGAGCGTGTTGGGGTCCATCCTCGATGCGGTCTCGGCAATGCCGCGTCCAATTGCCTTGGTCAGCGGCGTTGCCTCAAGAATGCCAAGACCAGCCTCCAGCGCCCCCAAACCCATCTGGACCGGATCGCCTTGCTGGTATCCCTGCATTGCCGTGCGAGAGCCCTCCTGAACGCCGAAGATAACACCGAGGGGCGAGAAGTCTGCAAGGCCAATGCCCAGGCCGCCATCGGTCGGCGCGGTGTCACCCAGAATGCGTCGGCTGTATGATCCAGCCACATATGGATCGAGGCCTGCGCTGATCAGCCTGTCCTGAACTCGGGCAGCGCCACGCTGGCGCAGCGTCGGATCGGGCGCTTGCAGCGTTCCATACTGCGCTTCCATTGCGGCGCGGTTTTGGGCTGTCAGAGATGGCTGAACGATCGAGCCGCGATAAACCTGAACCTCTTGGGGCGTGTAACCAGCAGCGAGAAAGTCATCATCGACCAAGCGGCGGCCGAACATGCTGTCGTATTCATCCATCTCGGCCAGTCTGTCCATCACGTTCCTCTTGGATCAACAATCGTGCGCTTGATCTCGACCGGGATTGCTCCGCCATCCGGGCCGCTGTGTTCGTTCTTGGTGGCGTCAGAATAACCGTGCTTGGTCATCATCATCTTGGTGATGGCCGCATTGAAGTCTCCGCCCAAGCCGCCCCTGACCAAGTTACGCTCTTGTTCTTGGGCGATTTTATTTAAGATGCCAAAAAATTCGTTCTCTTCGTTTTTTGACCATAGCCTAAGAGTTTCACGGCTCAAGCCAATTTCGCATGCCAAGCCAGCCACACTGGGAACAGGATCGCCCGCCTTTTTCCACCCGCCGTTCGCATAGGCCCAAGCCTTTTTGACGATCTCGGGCGTATAGTCTGACGGTCTGCCTGCATTGCTTTTTTTGGCCATTTTCCACCTTCTCTCTCCGGCATGACGGCACGGGTCGCTGGACGGCATGGTAATCATT